TTAAGTCACCCCCTCAATCGCCCTGCGTACATCTTTCACGGCACAAACAATCTGCCGCCGTAACAGCAGCGCAATGATCAGACCGCCAAGCGCAAGCGCTCCGATGGCAATGACGGTCTGCCAGTCCATGCCGGCAAGTGCGGCGAGACCAGCGCCACCAGAGCCCAAGATGGTGGTGATCCAGCTCCACTGATCCGCATGCTTGCGGATTTCAGCTTCGACGCTGATGGGAACGACCGGCTTGTCGATCTCCTTTTCGACCACGATTTCGCGAAGGGGCTGGGCTTCTTGATGGCGTCTTTTCGCATCGGCGAGAGCCTGTCGCACGCGATCGGGTTTCACGGCGGCACTCTGACCGGCATAAGCACCCTTGCCAGAGATGGTTGGCAGCGAAGCCCATTCACGGGCAAGATTGTCGATGAGAGTGTCTTCGGAAAGCCGGCCTGCAAGATACTTGTCGATGCCACGCAGGCCGAGCAGATAGCAAGCGCAGCGATCCTGCATATCGGCATCGAACAAGGCGGTGGCCGGGAGCTTGAGCGTCTTGCGGATGGTTCGCAGCGTAGTGCGCACAATCTGGTAACGACCGAGCGCCGATGAGTTGAAGCTATTTACCGGATGCTTCAACATTCTCGTCGGCAGCGCATCAACCTCCTGCAATGTCATGGAAACAAGATCGACGTCCCCGCCGGTGAACGCGCCGTAGGCGAGCGTTTCATTATAGCCGCGCTTTCGGTCGGTGCCCTCGGCAAAGCCGATCAAGTCGAGCATGGGCCGGTAGACATGATATTTGTCGGCCGCAGGCAGAGTCGCCGCGCCAGTGGCCACGTTGGCGTTCATCATGATGTCCTTTCGCGGGTTGCCAGAGCTCCGGCTGGACGCACGATTTTTGCACCAGCCGTAATGGGGCCAGGAGCCTCACATTGGAGGTCGGCGACGGCCGAGGGTTACAATCAGGTTGCCACGCCGGATTCGCACAGCATGGTGATGAAGCGGCCGCGCCGCTCCATGTCGGCGGAGGTACGGATGTTGTAGACGGTGCCGGAACGGGTCTCGATCAGCCGCCAGGCGGCGGTGATGGTTGCGGTCTCGGCATCGTAGCGGACGAGGATCAGCGCCGGCTGCACTTCCTGCAGGCGTGACGCAATGACGGTCTCGCCCCCCTTGGAGGGCAGGATGCAGGCGTCGCGTTCGAACTGAGCGACCCACTGGCCATAGGTGTTGCCATAGCCATCGTCCACTTCCTCGCGCTTTTCCAGGCGAACACGATCGCGCAGGGCGTTGGCGATGATCCTGGCCATCAGAGCGGACTTTTCCGATAGGGCGCAATCAGCGCTTGGACGGTGCGGTCAATGGCAACATCGATGCTGGTGTCTGCACCATCGAACAGGCGCTGGACGATGAGCAGGATGGCCTGGCGGATGGGCTCCGGCACGTCGGCCGCCGCGCCATAGCCGGCGGTGAAGATGATCGAGACGGCATCCGCGCGACGGAAGGTAGCCGGCCAGGATTGGCCTGACCGCCGGGCGACATAGGCACCGCGCGCGTCGGCAAACAGATCGTAGACGCCGGCGTCCAGTATTTGCTGCACATTGCTGGTGTCGAAGAAGCTGACGCTGACCACCGCGCTGACCGGCGACAGCGGCAACGGCATGCGCGCGGCAAAACCGGCCAGGTCCTGTCGCCAGGTCTGGGTGACGAGGGCGCGTCCGAGAATGCCGGACCAGCCGTCGAGATATGCCGTCGCCGCCTTGATCTGAGCGGTGATCAGATCGTCCTGGTCATCATGATCAACACGCAGATGCGCCTTGGCCTCGGCCAGCGACACCGGCATGGACGCGGGCGCAACCGTGCGGACGGGAGCGAGCATGGCTGTCTTCCAACAGGTTGATGAACGGGGGGTGGCCAGAATCTCGGCGCTGCCGACTGTCTGGCCGCTCTGACCGATCAGGCGACCGGCGCGTCGTGGGGATGGCCGAGCGCAAAGATCGCACCCGCGGCGATCGACGTGCCGGAGGTTTTGGTGATGACGGCACGAATGTAGCGCTTGTTGCCCTTGTAGCCCTGCTTGCAGACCGTGTCGGCTTCGAGCGCTGCCGGTAGAGTGCCCTGGAGGTCGACTGCGGCAACGTCGCTGAAGTCGCCGTCGTCCGTGGTGTCGGCATGCTGCAGCTTCACGTCGAACACGCCGTCGCCGGCAATCGCCCCGGTGGTGATGATCAGCGTTGCCGCGTTGTAGCCCTGCAGATCGGCATGGCTGCCCTTGGTGGTGGCCGTGACCACGGCCGGAACCAGAGACGCAACCAGGCTGAGGCCGGAGATACCGTCCTTCATGACAGGAGTCCTTTCAATGAATGGGAATTGTGAAGAGACGGGCAGCCGGAGGCGCCCGTCATGTGGATCAGGTGCTGACCTTCAGCAGCTTGAGCGCCTCGAAGTTGACCACGCCGCCACCGACACGCTTGGTGGTGTAAAACAGTACGTTCGGCTTGGAGGTGAACGGATCGCGCAGCACCCGGATACCTGCCCGGTCGACGATCAGATAGGCCCGGCTGAAGTCGCCGAAGGCGATCGGAAAAGCATTAGCCTCCACCGCCGGCATATTGTCGTCGGTATAGACCGGCTTGCCGAGGATAGTGGCGACTTCGGCAGCGCCCGAAGGCGGCGCCCAGATATAGGCCCCTTCCGCGTCCTTGAACTTGCGCACCGTGTTCATGGTCGCATCCGACATCAGCCATGACGCGCCGTTCCGGTAGCCGGACTTGAGCGCATAGTAGAGATCGATCAGGCAATCGGCCGGGCTGACCGAAGCGGTCGCGGCCAGGAAGCCATCCGCTTTGCCCGAGGCAACGAAGCCGATCTTGCCCCACACATGGGAAGCATTCGCCACCTTGTCGTAGGCAAGAATGCCGCGTGGCTTGTTGATACCATCGCCATTGGCAAAGGCAGCTCCTTCCTGCTCCGCGAACTCGATCGACACCTCGTCGGCCAGCCATGCCGCCAGATCGATGCGGGCATCGTCGAGCGAGGTCTGCGTGGCGCCGGGCATGGCGTAAATCTCGCCGGTATTGATGGCGATCTCGCGCAGCGTCGGCGTGGCGGTACCAGGACGATCCTGTTCCTCGCCAACCCAGCCGGAAGTCGCCCCACCCATATTGACCAGCTTCTTGTAGGTATTGGTCGAGATCGAGATGGTGCGGGCGAGTGAGCGGATGGTCGACACCGTGCCGAGAACACGATCGATCCCGACTTCCGTCTCTTCCGGGACGAGATAGCCACCGTCCGGGTCGGACTGCGTGGTCAGCTTGGCCTTGACTTCGAGATCGCGCAGGCCGGTATCGACCCCGCGCCGGAAGAAGCGATCGAATGCCTGTGCATGTTCGCGCTTGTCGGGATCAATATCCCCGCCAGCACCGCCGATCTTCACCGCCGCCAACATGGCATTGGTTTCGTCGAGGGCCTTTTGCAGGGCCGTGATTTCGGCATTGATGCGATCGACCTTTTCGGTCTGCACCACATCGGCCATGCCGGCCTTGATGTCGGCCAGCTCCTTGTCGCGCTCGGCCTTGAAGTCCTCAAAGGTCTTCTGCAGTTCGGCAAGGATTTTCGTCGCATTGCCGGTTTCGGCGCGCACGCCGACAATCCCACGCGCACGCGGGGTGAGTTCGATACCCATCTCGGGTCTCCTAGGATTTAATGGTGTCGATCAGCCGCTGAATGGCGGCTGCATGGAAGCCAGCGTCATGCGTGGCCGTGTCGGCAGCGTCGTGCATGCCGGCAATCTGGTTGAACATCTTGCGACGCTCAGTGCGGGAGACGCCCTGTTGTGCCAGAGCCGCATCGATGCGGCGCTTGGCGCGGATTTCTGGCCGGACAATTTCGGACGCGCCGGCTTTGGACTGGACTTCGGCATTGATGCCGTCGTCGACGGCATCGGCAAAGCCGTTTTCGACAGTCTCTGCTGCCGTCATGAACGTCTCGGTATCCATCAGCTGCTCGATGTCGGCGCGCTCCATGCCGGTGCGGGCCTCATAAATGTCGGCGAGCGCGGCATCGAACTGGTCGAACAGGGTGGCAGCCTCGCGCATGTCGTGGCGATTGCCGATGACCACGCCCCAGGCATTGTGCACCATCATGAACGAACCGAGCCCCATGCGGATTTCGTCACCGGCCATGGCGATGATGGAAGCTGCCGATGCCGCCCAGCCCAGAACCTCGACCGTGACCTTGGCCGGATGGCTGCGCAGCAGGTTGTAAATGGCGATGCCCTCGAACATGTCGCCGCCAGGAGAATTGATCCGGACAGTGATGGCCTGATTGCCGATCGAACGCAGCGCCGTCGAGATGCGGTTGGCGGTGACGCCGCCGCCTGACCAGACATCCTCGCCGATGACGTCGAACATGGAGATGGTGGTGTCGGATGCGGCAGCGGTGGCAAACGGGTGCGCGACCCATTTCGCCAAGACATCGGACGGCGCGTCCCACTGGTAATTCCGTGGCCGTGCAAAGACCCGTGCCTCGGGCATCTGGCGAAGGCTCATCGCGCTTCCTCCACCATCAGAAGGAACAGGCACCAGCCAAGGACGAAGCCGCCGAGAAAGATACCGAAGTCGAAGGCCGGACTGATGACGGTCAAGCTAACCACGGCCATGGTGATCAGCGTCGAGATCAGTTTCAGCGTGTTCAGAAGGGTCATCGGCTCGGATCCTCAATCATTACGGTGTTGGTCAATGCCGCCGTCGCCGCTGCCGGCAGTTGCACTCTGATCGGCATCATCGTGTTGCGGCACACCGGCGGTGTTCGGCGGCGGATAGAAGATGTCGCCGCCGTCACGCGGGTTCTGGTCTTCCAGCGCGCGGATTTCGTTGGGGCTGTAGACGCCCCATTGCAGGCCTTTGACATAAGCCTCCCAGCGGGCCTTGATGTCGCCCTTGACCAGCGCCGCCCGGTTGAAGCGGGCATAGAGGTTTTCGTTGCCTTTTCCCTCGGGGCCTATCAGGTCGCGGTTGATGGCCTCTTCCCACATGGTCAGATGGTCTTCGAGCGTATAGGCGACAAAACCGATCGACTGCTGCTCGATGCCGGTGCCCCATGACGTGCTTTTTTCCGTGTCGCCGATCATGTGCGGCGGGACGCCGAAGAACATGGCGATGTCGGTGCGGCTGAACTTGCGGCTCTCGATCCATTGCGCATCTTCCGCCGTCATGGCGATGCGGGCGTAATCCATGCCCTCTTCGAGGATCAGGTTCTTTCCCTCCTGCTCGCCGCCGGAGCGGAACTCCTCGAGCCCGGCCTTGAGATTGGCGACGGCTTCCGGGCCGAGCTTGTTCGGATGCTTCAACACCCCGCTGACGCGGGCACCGTTGCGGAAGGTGGTGGCGCCATGATCTTCCATCGCCAGCGACAGGCCGATGGTCTCGCGGGCGTAGCAAATCGCCGACACCCCATGCACGCCGTCGAGCGTCAGCCCGACCAGATGGAACACCTCATCCTGGCGGAGCCGGATGCGCCGTCCGTCCTGGCGGGTGTAGATGTATTCCAGCGCCAGATCGTCTCGCTGCTTTACCGCGACGCGATCGGGATGCAGCGGGATCAGCTCCTGGACTTGCCCACGCGAGCGCACGATCATCGCATAGGCATTGCCCCGCAAAAGCAGATGCGCCTGCAGCATGCGGCGGAACTGCGATGGCGTTTGCCAGCGGTTGGGCTTCCTGCGCAGCACGGTCCAGATCGGTGTGTCGGAGGCGTCTTCGCGGGTGCGCTCATCCACCCGGCGCTTGATGTGCAGCGGCAATGTCGCCACAGCACCCGAGATGATGCGCACACAGGCATAGACGGCCGCCACCCGCATGGCGCTGTCGGGCGTCACCGCAGCCCCCGAGGCGGTCACCGTTCCCGAGCGCAGCGCCTCTTCCAGCTGCTGCGCCGTGGTAATGACGATCCCGCCACCCGCATCCTGGAACGACGCGCGCGGAGATGCGGCCGGCGGTTTTGCGCCGCCGAACCAGTTCGACCAGAATGCCATTGGGTTCTTTCGTCAGCTCTTTACAGCATCAGGATGCCGCGGGTCTCATAGACCGAGCGGCCGGCATTGACGTCGCGGGCCAGCGCCCGCCCGAGCGCGTTGCAGATGGCGACAATGCCGTCGATACGCTCTCTGGAGCGTTCCTTGTCCGGCTTGATGTTGCCGGCCGGATCATGGCGCACGGCAACATTGGAGGCGTTCCAGCGCAGCACGGGATGGCCGCCATGCCAGAGCGAGCGCGATACTGACAGCCGCTCCAGTTCCGCCGTCGGAGCCGCCATGCTCAAAAACCCCTGGCCGAACTGGACGAGGTTCAACCCTTCATCCTGCAGATGCTGGACAATTTCGCCGGCGAAGGTGCGGTCGTAGGACAGCTCGCGCAGATCATATCGTGACGCCAGTTCGATGATTTCCTTTTCGACAAAGGCGAAGTCCGTGGCGTTGCCCGGCGTCGCGGTCAGAAAGCCCTGATCACGCCAGACGTCATAGGGCACGCGGTCGCGGCGAACGCGGCGCCCAATATCGTCCTCCGGGATGAAGAAGCGGCAGGTGACAATCCACTTGTCGGCAAGGGCGCCAAGATCGTCATCGAGCGTTGGCGGGAACACCAGCACGAAGGCCGACAGATCGTTGACGCGGGCAAGATCAAGCCCGCCATAGCATTCGCGGCCGAGAAGCTTCTGCTCCAGATCGTCGAGATCGTGTTTGACAATGCGCCAGTCCGTCGATGCAGGAAGACCGCCGTCTTCCCACACGCCCATGTCCAGCCAGCGCGTGACCTGTTCGGTCCATTCGTTGAGCCGCAGACGCCGGATCGCATTCTGCTGCGCCGGCATTTCTTTCGCCTCGACGATCTGGCGATGCAGGTCATCGACCTTCACCGTGACGCCGAGACTGGGGTTCGCCTTCACCCAGACCTTCTCGTCGGTCCAGTCGTCTCCCTCGTCGATGGTGGCGATATAGGCGAACCAGCTGTCCGACGACTCCGTCGGCACCGTGCCCTCCAGCGCCTTGACCGAGAACTCGTGATGCTGGCGGCAGACCGAATGGCGATCATAACCTGCCGTGGTGATCTCGAAGATCAGCGGCTGACGCCGCGCACCGGTGGCGGTGTTCAGCTTCTGGATGATTTCCGGCCCCGGATGTTCATGCACCTCGTCGACAGCCGCAAAATGAATGTTCAAACCGTCCATCTTGGTGGCGTCTGCCGACAACGGCCGGAACCAGGACGAGGTCGGCAGCACGGCCAGATTGTTCACCGTGCGTGTGATCCTCGATTGCAGCGCCAAACTCGCCGCCACCATGCGCTCGGCCTCGCCAAAGACGATCCTGGCCTGATCGCGCGTCGTTGCCGCCGAATACACATGCGCACCGGGCTCGCCATCGGCGATCAGCGCATAGAGCGCCGTGCCGGCCAGAAGCACCGACTTGCCGTTCTTGCGCGCCACCTCGACATAGGCCGTGCGGAAGCGGCGCAATCCATCCTTGCGCTTCCAGCCATAGAGCGAACCGACGACGAACTGCTGCCAGGGCTGCAGCGCAAACGGCTCGCCGGCCCATTCGCCGGTCGAATGGCGCAGATGGCCGAAGAATGCGATCACGTGCCGGGCCGCGTCCCCATCCCATACCAGGCCACGTTTGCCGCCCGATTTGAGATCGTCCAGATGCCGCTCGCAGGCCAAACACACAAACCGGCCGGCAACGATCTTTCCGTCGACGACAGCGCGGGCGTAGGAGGTGACCGGGCAAGCGGAGTTCTTCCTGCCGCCACCGCCCAGTTTGCATGGTGCGCGGGAATTACGCTTTTCTGCCACGGTTCAAAAAGTCCTCGAATGGATCGGTGGTCTCAGCGGGTTCCGCCATGCGGATGCGCGAGCGGCTCGATGGGGTCAGCCCGAACTCGCTTTCAATCTGCGCCATCTGCGCCAGGCATTTGTTGGCAACAGCCAGGAACGGGTTCTGGATGATGTTGTCGTTCGACGTCTTCACCACAGGGCCGCGGCGCTTCACTTCTGCTTCCGCTTCTAGCCAGCGCCGCCAGATGATGACGTAACGGGCGAGCGCGCCGGTATCCAACTCGGTCATCACGCCATGCCGCGCCAGCAGTTCGGCCATTTCAACGAATTTGGCACTGGCCTCCTCATCGAGATGGTCGGGCGGCTCGGGTGTCGCCACCACCGGCTTTGGTTCCGCCTTGTTCAGGCGATGCGGACGGGCGGTGCCTTTCACCAGTTTCAAATGTGTTGGCAGCGGCTTGCGACCCGCCATAACAATTCTCCTGTATGCTGGCACGATCATGCGCAGCATTGGTCAGAGGGGTAAATGATAAACTTCGTTGACGCACGTACGTATCGATCTATACGTCAGTCACAATCACGTAGGTCAGATCGCTTATGTCGGTGACACGTCTTCCTGGATGCCCAGGTGGAAGAGAGCAAATTCCTTCTTCCGCATTTCTGTTGCTTCGCCAAGCGCGTTGGAAACCAGGTTGTAAACGGGTGGCGGTAGCGTAAGCCCGTTCAGATCCTCCAGATAGGTCAAATAGAGACTGTCCTTGTTATATTGGTGGTAGTGTGCGTACCGATAGCCCGCCCATGCAACACGCCGATCCCAAATTGCAAAACGGCCTGGGTCGAACAAATGAAGGAATTTGGAAGTAGCGATCAGCGAGCCGCCCACGAAAGATTTGATGTCTTCCAGTTGATCGAGGGTCAGCTCATCTGACGAAGCCAGTTCCTGCAGTGCGTCCTTCGCGGCTCCAAAGTTTATCCAGTGATGCGTATTCAGTTTGGCCGGCGCCATCCACGCATAGACAAGGGTAACAGCTATTTTGGCATCATCCTCTGCCAAGTCCGGAACTACGATACGCTTCTGGAAATAGTCAGCAAAAAGCGGATAGGTAGTCAGATACATCGCGTCGCTCGGAGTGTCTCGAAGTACGAGTGAGTTCAAGCGGGTTTGCAGCGTGGGTTCAAATGCCATCCCTACTACATTTCATAAACTCTTCAGGTCGCATAGCCTTTAGCGCATATTCTGTGTGATATCCTTCAAATATCCGCCGCAGACAGTAACTGCGTGCAATCGACACCACGGTGAAGATTGCGCCCATGGCGATGTTCTCGGTCAGGGTGGTGGAAAGCCCGAACAGCGGGAACACCAGCATCTGCGTCACGACAGCAACGCCGTATCCGACGGCGACATTGGCGAGAGACTCCACCAATGACATAGTGCGCGATTGTTTCATGCTGCAGCGACCTTTTCGGGCACGCGCTCGGCGGCAATCTCGTCAAAGCTGCGGCCATCGCTCTCCAGCGTGGCCGCCTTGCCGGTGAACTCCTGCCAGCGTTTGACGATCACGTCACAGAAGGCTTCCGACAATTCGAGACCATAGACGCGGCGGCCAGTTTTCTCACCGGCAATCAGCTGCGATCCGGAACCCGAGAACGGCTCGTAGCAGATGTCACTTGGACGGGTGTGCAACTGCATCGGCAGCGTGAACACCCGCACGGGCTTCGAAGTTGGATGCTCGCGCGTTTCGATCTCCGACGACGGAATGTTCCACACCGTCGTCGGCCAGCTTTCAAAACCCTCGCGGTTGATGCGGGGTTTCTTGCCGCGTACCCAGCCGAACAGGCACGGCTCATGCGCCCATAGCATCACAGAGCGCGTCAGCACCGGACGGGATTTTGCCCAGATGATCTGCTGGTGATGTAGCACGTCGAACTGGTCCCACACGGTTTCCAGCATGCGCTGGCGGCGAGAAGCGTGCCAGCAGTACCAAGCGACGTCCTCGGCAATGGCATGCTCGATCGCCACCTTGCAGAAGGCCTCGTAGAATTGTGGGCCTTGGGCAGAATCATCCCAGTGCGGCTGCTCGATATAGTCCTCGGACCAGTCCTTGTTGGCGATTTTCTTCGCCCGCGCCGAGGCGGTCTTCTTCGTCGGATGGTTGGTTCCGTCATAATCGACGAGATAGGGCGGATCGGTCGCGAACAATGCCGCCCGCTCACCCGCCATCAGGCGACCAACATCTTCCGGCGAGGTGCTATCACCGCACAGCAGCCGGTGATCACCCAGCAACCACAGATCGCCGCGCCGTGTGACAGGCGTTGCCGGAACTTCCGGAATGGCGTCGTCCTCGGTCAGGCCGTCCTGTTCGTCATGGCTGCCGTAAAGCAGGTTCTGCAGTTCGTCATCGCCAAAACCGGTGAGACCGAGATCGAAGCCGGCCTCCTGCAGGTCGGACAATTCAAGCGCCAGCAGATCCTCGTCCCAGCCGGCATTCATGGCGATGCGGTTGTCGGCCAGAACCAGCGCCCGGCGCTGCGTCTCCGACAGACCCGTCAGCACGATCGTCGGCACCATATCCATGCCAAGCTTGCGCGCCGCCAGCACCCTGCCGTGACCGGCGATCAGCGTGCCGTCCTCGGCAATCAGCACCGGGTTGGTGAAACCGAACGCGCGGATCGAACCGGCGATCTCGGCCACCTGCGCATCCGAATGCGTGCGGGCGTTACGGGCGTACGGCACGAGCGCATCAAGGCGGCGGTATTCGACCGAAAGTTGGCGTGCGTGGTCGTCGGCACCGATGTGCGCAGTTTCAGCGACTGCCATCTTCTGTATCCAATAAAATCAATAACCTAGTCATGCACCCCCCCCCATCGCCATTTTGGCCACGGATGAGTTCTTGGTGGCGCGCGGTCCTGGGGTCGAACTCTCCAGAGATTTGACCTCCCCCGGGGGGGCCTATCAGCAGCGCCGGGCATTGCCGAAGCCGCCGTCGCTGCCGGCCGTCTTCCGGCCGTGGCACGATGCGCACAGCGCCTGCCAGCGGCTGCGGTCCCAGAACACCGTCTCATCACCGCCATGCGGATCGATATGGTCGACGACGCTGGCCGGTCGGATCAGATCATGGCGCGCGCATTCCACGCACAGCGGATGATCGTGCAGGAAGGATGCGCGTTCTGTTCGCCAGCGCTTTGAGCGATAGAGCGCACGGGCCACCGGATTGCGCTGGCGGGCATAGTCCTGGTCACGCTCCCGCTTTTCGCGCCGGCCAACCGGGCGATGGATCGGTGGATGAACGGGCATGGTACTGATCTCGACGATGCTGACAACGATGACGGTGGTGTCGGAAACGACAACGCCCGCGATGGATCGTCTCCGTCGCGGGCGCGCTACTCTCCCGAGCATAGTCAAAACTATAGCTGATTTGCCCTCGTTTGTTGCATGGAAAAGTGTTGCAACACATTGGAGTCACTGCGCATTCAACCGCGCCGCGATCTTTGTGAGCGCGAGCTGCCAGCGTCGCCACGCCGTGGTTCGATCGCAGCCATGCTCATGGCTGATGAGTTTCCAGGGCACGCGGGCAGCGCGTTTCCAGACGAGTTTACGCTCGTCCTCTTCGATCCAGAGCACCCAATCAAAAGTCCGCTCGAGCCGGGTGATCGCCGCGGCCGAGGGCCACACCCGCATCGGCTCGGGTTCCATGAACGCAATCTCGCGCCTCGACCGCACGATCTCGGGCCAGGTGTTGAAATACCCCTGCGCCTTGACCGACGGCAGCTTACGCAGGGTACGAAACGCCTCCTCGAAATGATCGGCGACGCACTCGGCAGTCCATTCGCGCTCAGCCATGGCGCGCCTCCCTGTCGGAAGGACGTGGTCCGTAGAGCTTCTCGCCGAGCTGTCGGACCAGTTCACGCTCGGGCCAAGTGAGACGGTCGTCATCAGCGGAGACCGCCAGGACGCCCTGTTCCTGCCAGCCCTCGCGCTTGACCTGCTCGGGATCCCGGCGCCGGCCGCCGTAACCGTGGGGATGCCATCTCATGCGACACCCCCATTCGTCTCGATCGCCCAGAGCAGGATCGCGATGGCGTCGGCCTCGTTGTCGTCGGCCGGGCTGAAGCCCCGGGCGCGGACGGCGGCGACCATCGCGGCCTTGTCGGCGTTGCCCTTGCCAGCGGCGTGACGCTTGATCGTGCCGACCGGAACGCCCTCGTATGGCACGCCGCGCAGTTCCGCCCATGCGGTCAGCGTGGCCATGAGCCCGCCGTAAATATGGCTCGCGTCGGTGCCCGCGTGCCGGCGGACCTCTTCGAACCAGATCGCGGCGACAGGACCGGACAGCCGGTCGATCTCGGTCAGCCAGTTGGTGAAGCGCAGGTAGCGCATGCCGCCGCCGTCGAAGCGGCCGGGACGCAGCGAGACGGTGCCGCTGGTGATCAGGCCGTCATGGCCACGGATCGCCCAGCCGGTCGAGGTGCCGAGGTCGAGCGCGAGGATGCAGCGGTGGCGGGGCGTGTCGAGCGGCAGCGATTCAAACCTTGCGCCGTTGGAATTCGGGATCAGAGTCGGCTGAGCCATGATGGGTCTCCTTTGCCGGTGGCCTGTGGTGGTGGAAGACGACGGCGGTCTGGTGCTTGGCGGTACGGGGCCGCCGTCGTCGGATCGGGAAGCACAAGGGAGCGTCACGGCGGCGCGCGCGGCTCACCCGGACGTATGGGAGGAGTGGCCAACCCTGTGGGGTGGCCCTCCCATACGTAGTATGGGGGTTTGACACCTAACTGTTCCGGGGAGGACAAGTGACTGAAATCATTACGGAATAAGACTTCACGAAGTCTTCGGGCATGAGTTAGGGACCTAACTCTTATTTGCCCGTAACCCGTTGATTTCGTTGAGTGCACAGTTGGCGCTGTCATATGAGTCAGGCCTCACTCATATGAGTTAGGTCGTCCTCGAGCCCCTCCGGGTAGACCCAGACGGCGGGGTTTTCGACCTGCAGGCAGAGCCCGGATTGGGGGCATTTGAAGTGGCTGGGCAGGACCGGACGGGCGGTTGTGGCGACCTCGCCGGTGTCCGGATCGACCTCCTCGACGGGCGTGCCGAACTGCATGCCCTCGACGCAGAGGTAGCCGAACCGCGACCGGGTGACGGGGAAGCCGAACCCCGAGGGGTCGCGGAGGAACTTTACGAAACCCTTGGTCGCCAGCACGCTGAGGCGCTCACGGATCGTGTGCTTGCTGCCCAGACCGCCCCGGTTCTCGAAGGTCTCGGCGAACTGCATGGCGGTGTAGAGGCGCTCGCTCGCCGCCTCATCCAGCAGCATACCGAGGATGACGTCGTGCTTGCGCAGCCGCTCAGCATCGAGCTTGGCGCCGACCTCCTTGCGCACCAGGCGCTCGTTCAGCGGGTTCAACTCGACCCATTCGCCCTTCACCTTGTCGATCAGCTTGCCCGGCAGCGCGGGGCCGTTGCGCAGCTCGATCTCCAGCCTGCGAACAGTGCTGTCCTCGTCAGGGCGATGCATGAGCAGCCCCGAGGTGTAGAAGCCGCGCAGCGCGCTGGCGCCGGAGAGGGCGAGGAACGGGTCGTCCTTGACCTGATGCTTGGCGGCCTTGCGGGTGTGGTGGGCGAGGATGACGCCCGCGTCCGGGTTGACCGCCTCGCGGAGAAGCTCGACCCGATCCTTCAGGAAGAACATCATGGCGGTGTTGTCGTTCTCGCCCCCGCCCTCAGGGCCGCCGTCGAAGAGATTGCGGATGGGGTCGATGACGATGATGTCGGGCGGCGCGTCGGCGAATGCGGCCTGGATCGCCTCGACCACGCGGGCGACGCCCTCCGCGTCGAGCAGCAGCTTCAGCTTGGGTGTGGCGATGAAGGTGTCGCGCGCGGCGGCGATCACGGTGGCGGGCAGCGCGATCTGCTGCATGCGCTCGCGCAGGTAGTGATACTGGATCTCGGCCTGCAGATAGAACACGCGCAGCGGCCGGGGCGGCGTGAAGCCGAGGAACGGCACGCCCGCCGCCATGTGCACGAGCCAGGAGATCAGGAAGTCGCTCTTGCCAACCTTGGGCGCGCCGCCCAGCACCAGGAGCCCGCCCGGCGTCAGCACGCGGGGGCCGATGATGTCCTCGGGCATCGGGCTCGTGTCGTCGAGCAGCGCGCCGAG